TTTTCACTTTTCTTTAATTTACGACGAGTAAGATACTCCTCATATTCAGCCTTATTCGTATTAACAATACAATTTGATTTAGTATTTCTAATCAAATGATCATTGTCTTTTACTTTTACGTAATCCATTAGGCAGTTGCGATAACTTTCAAACTTGTTAATCTAGGTACGAATGCCTGATTAGTTGAAGTCATTAAGAATTTAATTCTAAATGATTTGAATGAAGGTAATTCATTTGCTGTAAATGTATATTCCTTATATTCAAGTTCTTCAGGTATAAATCCTGTAGGATTACTCTTATTGATTAATGCATCGGGTCTACCACTACTCTTATCAGTTGTTCTTACTCTACCATTTTCATCTAAATTATCATATCCGGGGAATGGAACAAATGTTGGTTCAGATCCTTGAGAATTACTTATCGCATAGAATGCTCTTATGTCACTAAAGTTATTGACGTGAGCATCAACGATAATTTTGAGTGATGTAGCAGAAGTTTCAAGAATATTTTCTTTTGAAACATAGACCGCAGATGATGGGTCATCAAGTAGAGTATCAACTCTACTGTCAACAGTGACATCACCAATTACATTATCAATTCTGTTAGAGGTCAATATCGCGTTCATTCTTTGAGTATCGATTACTGGTGATAGTAAATTATCCCCTGAAAGTAATGTCAATGATATATTTAAAGACCTATCACCCGGTAATACATTAAGAGTTGCAGTATTTAATTCATTTACCCTTGAGGCAATGACTCTAGGAGAGTCAAGATAATTAATATCATCAAGAGCGATAGCTTCCTCACCTTTGTTTATGAACGGAACATCTGTCCCTTCACCCGAACCATCATTTACACTTGTTCCACTTACAGTCCTAACAAAAGATTCTATTGTTGTTCCAGAAACGGTCATATTTTGAATCATTGGAGTGATAATTTCAAATGGCATATTTTGAGTAGCACGTATATCAAGACCTCCAGTTGATTTTGTTTGATCTAAGAATAAAGCTGGGTAACTTGTTACATCAGAGGTACTTCTTCCGATCCCTTGTTCTCCCATATCCACTTTTATTTTATATGAATCAAGTGTTATAGGATTAGTGTCAGTCACTTCTCTGAAATCATGAGTTCGATTGATACGACGTAAAGATACACCTCCAAGTTCATATTTTTGAACTAAATCACCTTTAACATAATTTTGAGCACTTGTTGAATCTTGTGCTCGTGTAACACCAGTGATTGTTCCTTGACCGGAGAATGCTGATACACCAGTATACTTTATAATCTCATTTTTTACTTTAACATATCCGGGATTTGTCGCAGCAACTGAAACATTTTCAAACGATGTAAGAATGCCAATATTATCAACAGTGATAGGATCTGTTGAACTATTGTTATAAGGAACTGATAACTTAGTTGGTGGTATATCACCTGTTACGTCTGATATTGTAACCAAGTTTTGTTCATGATACATTCCATGATTCTTGTGATTTACAGTAATGTGTAGACCATCTGTTACGGATATAACAGTTCCGTCAGTAATAAATGCTCCAGAACTTCCACCGTTACCACAAATAGCACTACCGACTCCAGCCTTTGTGCTTCCAATATCACCATCTGCTGTACCATACATGAGAGTTGTTCCAGCACCAGTTAAGAATACTCCCTGAACACTATCAATAATCAATTCGCTTGTTGCAGCAATCGCTACCACAGACAATCTTCCGTTAATACCTAAATCAGTTGTAATTCCTAAAACATCTCCAATTTGATAACCTTGACCTCCTGACGATACAGTTGCATTGACTATTGATCCCTCGTTATATTCAACAGTTGCGACTGCGTTCACTCCGCTTCCTGTAATTGCTGATAAAGCAACTCCAGCAACAGTATGACCATCACCGTCACGAGAGGCAACAGATGCGTTCGATGACGTATATCCAATACCAGCTCTTGTAACTGTCAAAGAACCAGAAGCAGCACCAGAAGTTCCAACTAAATTACCAGTGACATTTGATCCTTGCTGATAAATTGTATTTCCAAATGTTGGATGAATACCTGCACCAAATGCAGATGATAGACCAACTCTTACTTTTTTCGAGTGAGTTTGTAAGGCATCTGGCATCAATTTTGGAATTTGATAATTTCCTCTTGATAGTATTGGATTATATAATTCAACGATTCCCTCTGAAACGAAATTTGCCCTATTTAATTTAAACTTCAGATCCTCCCATTGGCTTGGTTCCCATGTTGAAGCATTTTGTGATTTAAATAATGAACCTAAAGTCGGTTGATTAGATACAAATTCATCCGTAATTAGATCATTTTCACCAATTCTTGATATGAAAACTTTATATTTTAAAGATACGGATTTTAATACTATCGCGTATTCAGCACCACCCTCAAGATAGACTGGTGATTCAAATGTAAACTTACTTGGAACACTACCATTTGTGGAGGTGGTAATTTCATCTGGATCTATTGTAACCTCTGAAAGAGGAACTACCTCTGTTGTTGGTAATCCAGTTTTCATAGTTCTTATTTGAATTGTTACTGGAATATTATTCGGGTCTTTTCTTTCAAAGAACACCTCACAACTTGTTAAAAATATACCTTGTTCCTCTTTTATAAAGAATGACTGTGCTAGTGGATCTCCAGCCTTCTCATTTCCACGTCCACCACCACGTTTATTATGTGCAACATAATCATTGGCAATATATGTATGATCACCATCTAATGTAAAGTTATGCAAGTCAGTGTTAGCATCAACTTCTTTAAATTCTATTGAGGTTACTTTCTCAACTTCATTACCTTTACATTTTATCTCATCACCAATTTCAAGTTGATTAACTTCAAGGTCAGGATAGTTTTCATTAGAAATTTCTTTACTACAAGATTTCCAACCATCAGATGTCATAAATGGGTGGTCTTCTGTTACAAAGTAACCCTTGTTGTTAATATTTGCTAGTTTTCTCCCGTTTGTTTTAGGATTTAAAACTACTTCAACTTTATTGATTGCATCAGATAAACCTAATAACTTGTCACCAACTTTAATTTCCTCTATTTTCTTTTGAGAACCATCGGCAAGTGTCATTAACGTGCCGGGCATAAAGCAGCCGCCACCACCTTTACCTTTACCTTTACTCCCTTTACCCCTGTTGCCTGTCTTACCTCCTCTATTATTTCTTCTTCTTCTTCTCTTATAATGACCACTTCTTCCATAGGTGCCAGTTCTTACAAGTCTATCAGATGTTTCTTCTCCTACAACTTCAGTTTCAGTTTCACTTCCGATTTGTTCAGAAACAGCTCTGTCTTGTGATTCAAAAAGATTAACAATCTTAGCATTTCTCACAGAAACAATATTTTCTTGAACTGTTTGAACTGATCCACTTGCAGTGTAGATATCTTTACCTGTTGTAGTTGCTTCAGAAAAATCATTCTCTGAGTCATCTGTTAATAAGAAATCCCTCTCTCCTGTTTGGAAAACTGGATTTGTATTAACATTTGGATTTGGAATATAGAAACTACCTTGAACTGTTGATGTAAAATCAGTTACTAATCTAACATTTGTAATTTTTGCTTCAGCACCAGATGTTCCTTTTAGGATCATACCAGTTTGAACATATCCAAAGAAGTCACCTTGTGGTTGATTGGCAAGTGCTATTGTGTCAACATTTAATAAAGTTGACGTTGATGAATATGTGCTTGGTATAATTGAAGAACT